TGGTTGTATAGAACCATCGCCTATCCCCGTTCCATCATGAAAACTAGCGTCATTTGCTGCCAAAAGATTCATTTTTGCCGCTGTTAAAATTTCGCCCGGCACAAAATTTAAGTTAACATACGCCATACTATCTCACCCTTTCTATTTGAAATGTCTCAAATCGCTCAATAATCATACCTTTATCGCTATACTTCAGCTCGTAATCTGCCTGCTCTTTATGGACACTTTGCTTTAGTGCCACTTCACTCTCTAGCTGCGCTCGCTCGAACGGGCTCATAGCAAATGAGTTCACCAGCTCTACTGGACTAGCCTCGCCTGGTTGCACTGGATTTATTGTTCCTCTCTCAAATTTAGATAACCGCGTGTCGTTGCCGGTTAATGCTTCATAACCAATCATCGGAAATCCTTCAGGCGTTTTATCTAGCCTCTCACGGGTCGTCAGAAATAGCCCCTGATAATCATAAATATCACGGTTGCCTCCACGCCTAGGTGCGGTAATTGCTGAAAAGCCTTGAATTGTCTTTGCCGGAAAACACTCAACTGCGACTACCAGATTAGTTTTCAGACATCTCACAAAGTACACCTGGCTGTAATGCTGAGCATAAAAATCTGCCATTTTCTCCAGTTCGGCTTGGTCTTGCGTTTGCTTGGCTGTTTCGCTATCCATTATTTCCTCCAATAAAAATACGACCGCCGCTCTGGCTGGTCGTATATACTGCTTACATTATACCATACTTAGTTTGCTAGCACATCTCCGCCATCCAGCGTTGATTTGTCCAGCTCAAACGCACTAATTTTCGGACGCTCCTCCACCTCCAGGCTCTGTCGAAAATTAGCATTCACGCCGCCTGCCAGCTCGTAGCTGGTAATAAAGCAGCTGAAACTATCAGCCAGCTCATCAATCTGCAAGTCCACCGTATCGCCGATCTGCAAATACGGCACAAAAAAGTTATCAAGCTTGAATTGTCTGTTCGGATTTGAGTACAATGTCACGATATTATTAGCAATCGCTCTCGCACCGCCAACATCCTGCACTAGATTATTTTCAATCTTCAGAATCTCCGCGCCAACACCAGTTGACGTGTCAGGATTGACGCCGTACTGTTCAATGCTTGGCTCGCTCACGGCATTTTCGGTAATTACTTGCGCTACCTTTGCTGGTACACCCCATAACTGGATACGATTAATATATCCGTCCACGCTTGAGTTGTTACGGAAGGTCATTTTGTAAGTGCTGCCAAAGTTGTACACCGACACCAGCTGTACATTGATTGCGCCGCCTCCACCGTCAGAATTTTTCGCGCCAGAATACATCGACGTACCAGAGTTACTGCTTGCATGAACTGGTCTATCTACACTTACAGCATAAAAGTCCCCAACACTATCCTGAAACTCAGCGAAAATGTCGATAGTCTTACCAGCTCTTATTTTCGTTTGCTCGCTGCCCTGCTCCAGTTCCCACAGTTTTTGAAATGCCTGCACTTTGAATGGCTTTGCTACCACCTGCGCCGAGTTTATTACTGGCGTTGACTTAATTTGTAGGTTGGTCAGGTTAGAATAACTGAATGTATAAGCTGTTTGCTGAGTCTTCGCCAGGTGCGTTCTATTCCAGAACCGAATTATCCCCTGCTCGTCAACAAAGACCAGCGCCGCTTCCGCCTCTGCCAATTCTTTTAGCAGATCGGTTACGCTCTTGTCTTTTGGCGATAAATAGCCAATCGCCACCTGTTGCGACCGGTCGATCTCAAACTGGTTAGTACTGAACCCCTGCTCAATCAGCAAATCCCTCACAATTTCGTGTGCAAACTTACCTACGAATGCTGGTAGATTAGAATATTTTGTGTCCAGATAGGTAATTGCGTCAAACGCCGTCAGCTCCACTGTCTGTTCCACGATATTAACCGTCGGTGTGCCTACAAAACCAACAAAGTTCGTAATCATCTCGCCATCATATCCAGTCAATATCTTTATCGGCCGCCCTGCCTTGATAAATTTGCCAATCACAGGGTCTTTTTCTGGCAGGAACCGCCCCGTCGTATTATTCAGTGTGATTGTCGCCTGGGCTGTAACTACACCCCATGAATAGCTGCTTACCTTCTTGCTTATTTTGAAGTTCTTAACGTAGCGGCTTTCATCTGTGTATGTATATTTGTCGAAAAGCGTTACCACGTCGCCCGACCCTTTCAGAAAATCTCCGCCGTCCAGTGCTGAAGAATCGAGATTAAAAAACCGCGTGGTCGGATTTATTTGCTTACTCCACCCCAGCATAACCGCAAAATCAGTCTGCTTGCGTGGTGCGTCAACCTTGTTGATGAAATTAGCCGAAACCGCCTGCATTTACACCTCCCGAATTGTTACGGTTAGGCTTGTCATCAAGCTGCCGCCGCGAATATACTCGTCGGTGTCACAATCTGTCATAATCCCGTCAAACTGAAGCACGCCATACTTTGACTGGTCGTTATAAAACTTCACCGTGCCAGCGTCATTAAAGATACTCTCAAAGAATCGAAACTGTGCTGGAGTTACTGCTGTAAATGTCATTTTGGCACGCTTTTTGGACGGAAAGCTATGCCTTTCAATACTGCCATTAATTGAAAGGTTGTCAGTCTTTACCACCACCGGCGAATCATCGTAGCCGCTTGGATAAATTGGTATTTCTTGACCATTTAATCGTATCATCGGAGTGCTCCTAATTGATCAAGTCGCAGTCCTTGTGCTTTTAGTGCTCGATTGATTTGCTTTGCGATATTCACTGCATCCTCCTCGCTAAATTTATCGTCTCTAGTGGTCACATTCACGGTGATATTGACATCTCGCGAGCCAACACCGTCGCTGCGCTTGTTAATTTGCGTCACCAGGCTTGCCATCTTACTTTCTGGAACGACCCATTCGTTCTGTCCGCCATCACCAGCATAAATAATCGAACCGCCGCCCTGCGGAGTAACGATACCACCGGTCGCCATTCGCGGAATATGTAAGCTTTGAATATTGCCAATATGTACGCCTGGAATCTTGTTGATAAGTCCAATTGCACCGTTAATCATGCCAATGAACCCGTTTGCCATCCTCTCGACCATGCTTAGTGCACCATTAACTGCACCCCTGACCGCACCGCCAATAGCGTTGCCAACGAAGCTACCCAGTCTTCCGAACATTCCAGTGATAGTGTTCCACACGCCGCCGAAGAATCCTGCTAGCCCGCTAAATATGCCAGTTATAGCGTTCCATGCTCCACGGAAAATACCACCAAACCAGCCTGCCACGCCAGCGAATACACCGACGATGCCGTTCCACACGCCACCAAACCAGCCAGCTGCCGCACTCCATACACTCACGATAATATTCCATGCTCCGGCAAATATTCCGCCAAACCAGCCCACGACAGCCGAGAATATTATTACAATGCCATTCCAAACATTGGCAAAGAATCCTACCACAGCATTCCATACCGCTACGATAGCGTTCCATGCACCCTGGAATAGTCCGGAGAAGAATCCGACCACCGCATTAAACGCAGCAACAATCCCATTCCACGCTCCCTGCGCAGCAGCCACCACGCCATTCCAAAAGTCCGTCAGCCATTTCTTGACTGTGTCCCAGTTAGCGATAATTAGCGCCACTACACCAGCAACAATAGCCACAATAGCACCAATCGGACCCATCGCCATTAGCCAGGAGGCAGCAATCCTAGCGCCGGCCACTAACGCTTGTACGCCCATCATCACAAACGTCGCTACTGCTTTTGCACCCATCACTACCGCACCGGCCGTCCACTTACCAAAAGCTATAGCCCCTTGCACGCCCATAATCCCAGCGTGAATTACAGCCTTGCCGCTCATCAGTACAAAGTTTTTTATGGCTCCAGCGCTAGCGATAGCTGCATTCTTGATCCATGAACCAAAAGCTATAGCTCCCTGAACTGCCATCTTACTAGCGTTGACTGTCGCTGAAACAACAGTCTTTGCCAAGCTCTTGGCTATTTCAGCCGCCATTCCTGCACCCTTAACTGCTGCATTTTTTGCCATCACGGCAAACGATTTCGCCGCTTCAATGCCAATTTGTATTAATTTTGGCAATACAATCGTTCCGATGACAATACCCAGGTTGATCAGCAGTGTTTTATTGTCGTTAATCCATTTCGTGATGGCGTTGAATACATCTCCAGCAATCTTTTTCGCTTCTTCAAACTTCGCAATAAACCAGTCTGCCACAGCCTGCCCAAAATCGCTCACTGCTTTCTTGGCATCATCGAAAAACTTACCTACACTCTCGGCGATATTCTTAACAGTGTTGCCAGCGCTTTCTAAAAAGCCCTTGATACTATTTATGGAATCGTTCCAGGTGTTTTTAATCCATTCAGCAGCCTTGCCGAAAATGTTGAATTTCATCTGAAGGAATACGAGAGCCGAAACTACGGCTGCGATAGCAACCGCCCATAACATCATTGGATTGCCAGTTAGCGCAACGCTCAGTATCTTAAAAGCACCGGCCGTACCCTCTATTCCTTTTTTATATTCATTGACCTGCTTAATCGCACCAGTTATGCCCGACCCAACCTTCATAATCGCCCAAGCACTTGCCAAAGATGTTAGTGCCGGAACTAGATTGTTTATGATCGTATCCGCAACCTTCTGCACTGTGTCCTTATTCTCTTCCAGCCAATTTGTCGCATCCTCTACAGCTTTGCTGATTTTGTCGAATACGCCACCAACTTTGACTTGCCCAGTCGCTGCATCCACGCCGACAATTTTCATACCCACATTGGTAATTGTTTCCAGCAGATTGCTCATGCGGCCGTTGAACGTGCGAGACTGTTTGATAGCACCCTGAAAAGCCATGCCGCCCTCAGCACTCGCCATCTGGAGTGCCTTACGTAGCACGTCAGCCGTAACCTTACCCTTCGACAAGTCATCGCCAAAGGTTTTAATGGAGTGTCCCGCACCCATCGCTGCGATGATATATTTTTTGAATCCACCAGCACCTTGGTTGATGATCTGATACCAGTCTTGCGTCATCATTTTGCCAGTACCGATTGCCTGCGTAATTGGCAGCGCCAGCCCTTGCAAATCCGCGCCAGTCGCCCCAGCTAAGTCGCCCAGATTCCTCATCCAGCCCATCAAATCTTGTACTGCCACGCCGTTTGCTAGGAACATTTTGGCAGTCGCCTGGATGGATTTATTGTCAAAGGCTGTTTCTTTGCCGTATTGATACAGTGTTTTCATGACGACATTCGTCGCCTCTACTGTTCCAGTTAGCGATTCAAAAGACGATCGCAGTGACTGCAATTCAGATGCGCTTTTTACGAACGACATCAACCCAAAACTACCACCCACCGCCACCGCAGCGACGCGCTTCAGCGTCGATTCAATGAATCCGCCCGCTTGACTAAAGGCGTCCTTCAAATTAGCAGCGTTGCCGACTAGTTTCTTACCTACATTGCTGCTAAAACTTTTAACGCTCGCCTGAGCAGTCTTCAAGGCAGCCTGCAAGGCTGATACGTTTGCTCGAATTGTCAGAGTGAGTGTGCTGTTATTCATCTTCCGCCTTCTTTTTTCTAGCGGACGAAAAACAACAAAAAAATGCGGCTCAAAGTCCGCATATATTACCCATATTATACCACATCGTGATATAATCCCTCCATAAGGAAAGGAAAATAAACTAGCATGTTTAATCTCTTCAAGAAAAAAGAAAAACTGCCGCTACGTGCCAGCGGCGAATATAACGGTACATACAACCCTATCAAAGACAGCGTTTTGTCAGCTGAATTATTATTTGATCACGATAGTGTTACCTTTTTGTTTGATAAGGGCGTTAAAAAAGATGTCATACGGCGCTTTGATTGGTCAGAGGTAGAAGGCTTTGATTTTAATTCAAAAAAGGAAGACAAAACTGTCGTTTTCCGTACAATATTGTACTTGAAGGACGGGCAAATCACTTTAGTTAAACCAATTGAAGAAAGCAACGTTCAGTACGGTATTATCACTACGTTAGAACCTCATTATAAGAAAATACGCCAGTTTGTCGCTGGCAAATTAAATTCGGAGTCCTCCAAGTGAATCTGTCTATCCGTCGCAAAAAATCTGCTGAATCCAACAAAATCGACAAGACCAAACTATCTGTCAAAAACTTCAAACAAATCTACCAAGAAAATAAGAATAGACCGCTTACCAAAAACGAAAAGCGAGGATGGGCTATTTTGGGCGGTATCATCATAGCTATTCTCGTCATTGCTCATGTTAGCAATGTGATGGAGCAGTCTCGTCTCGAAAAGGACAATGTTCCAATCGTTATCTCTGATGTAGAGGACAATATCAAGCTCGATTACCACACCGACAAGCGTGAGATATCCGCCAAAATATCGGGTGTTAGCTCATTTGCCGAGGTAAAAGTCTCAGGCGACAAAACCGATATCCACGACCGCAAAGACGCAGCTGGTAATATCAAATACGAAGTTAAAAATATTAAAGAGGGAGATAGCGATATCTCTATATCTGTTGTCGACGGCAAACGTCACAGCGATAAAACGATTAAGCTTCACCGCCAAACAAAAGCCGACTACGATAAGCAAGAGCTCGAAAAAGCTCTCAAGTATACCGAGGAGATAGTAAAAAAGACTGAAGAACAACCCACCAACGAAAACATCTCTCGTGCCAAATCAGACATCAATAGATTACCAGAAGACAAACGTGCTCCATTCTCTGAACGTATCGCCAAACTAGAAAAAGCCAAGCAGGAAGAAAAAGAACGTGCTGACAAAGCCAAGAAAGAGGCTGAGGAAAAGAAAAAGCAAGAGGAAGCCGCCGCTGCTATCGCTCGCCAACAACAGCAGACGCGCTCACAACCAGCAGCTACACCTCGCCAGACTGCGCCCTCACCGCAACCCGCTCCGTCGGAGCTGAACTTTAGTAGCTGCAAAGAAGCGCGCGCCGCTGGCTATAGTCACATGCGTCGAGGTGAACCTGGGTACGCATCACACCTTGATAGAGACGGTGACGGTATCGCCTGCGACAAACACAGATAAAAGTAAAAGCAAGGACAGCTTACTGCTGCCCCGCCTTATCGATTTGCTCCTTTTCGACTACCGCCTCAACTTGGCGTCTTGCTAGGATAGCTGCGGTAAAATCCTCTGGCTGATCCATGTATTCATCGTACGTCCATCCATATTCCTTACAGATAAGCGCAATTTGGATCATCTGCGGCACTTCGCCAGAACCGTTGCGCAGTGCGCGGTCATATTTAATTGACCACGCCTCTATTCTTTTGGGAGCTCCTTGTCCTTGCCGAAGACCTCCATGACCTTGTTGCTGATAGTCTCGTAGTCGTCGCCAAATTCGCTGTCCATCAGTGCTTCAAATGGCTGTTCACGGCTGCCACAATACTCCAGCAATAACTTCTCAATTAGTTTATCGCTCGCTCCCATAACTCTACTCAAGTCGACATCTACCTCGCCATCACTGGCTTCCATTTCCTTAGTAGACATAGTTTGACCCTCGAGCATTAGCCGTCGGTACATACTTCTGTCGCGATTGCGAATAAATCCGCGGATAACGGCGTTACGCCCGTCTTTTAGTTCGATAAACAGTTCTCGATTACTCATTTATTTGCTCCTAGTACTCGTGTTTATTAATCAATTCAGCTTCGATAGTCTTGCCGTCTGTAATATTTAGCAAGCCCTCAAAGTTGATCGTCTCAGTTGAAATATCGCTCAGTCCGTAGCTTGGCTCTCGGCTGGAAATTGCTACCTTACTTATAGTAAACAACAGGCTGGTTGGCGTGGTTACGCCGGCTTTATGATTTTTATCTATGAAACCGAACTGCATTGCCTGAGTTGTACCGTTCAACATCGTGGTTTTGTAGGTGTTGTCAGTGTAGAGTTTCTCAATTGAGCCGCTAACCTCAAAGTCCTTATTAAAGATCTCCTGAATGTCATCCTTAGAACTCGACGTTTGAACCGCCTCCAAGTTTTTCTTAATTTCCAAGCTGAAACTCTTAACATCCTGGAGTTCTGGCGCTGCCGCCAATCCAGCTGCGTCGGCTGCCATTTTCAGTAGCACGTCCTTTGGAATAAACTCTGTCTCGGTCGAGTCGTACGCAATAGTAACGGTTGACGGCGTTACGTCCTTGGATTTTTTCGACATCAAGCTTACTTCAATCTTCGGATAATCATCAGGTGTCCATGAAATCTTAAAACTCTCAATCATGGCGTACGGAAACTGCCCGCAAAACACCGATTCCTTGATGGTGATAGTCGAGCTAATATGAGTATTCTCATTATTCAGCGAGAACAAATGCTTTTTAGCCCCCGTATCGCCAGCAACAGGCGTCGTTGCGGCTTTTTGACCAAACACCAGTGCTAGCCAGTAATAAAGTCCCTTTGCCCACGTCTTGCCGCCGATTGAACCCTCGCCCTTAACGCTCATCACATCAACAGCGTTGTTTTTGGTGATGTTATTGTACGCCGATTCGTTAGTTTTCGTCTCTGGCGTGTCCTTAAAGCTAAAATCCAGCTGTGGATAAAAATACGTCGGCATTTTAGCAGTACCTCTGGTGTCTTCCAGTGCCAACCCCACGGCGGTCTTTCGACCTGTTACAATCTTTTTCTCTGCCATTATTCCTCTCCCTCCTTATTTTCGGCTTTGGCTTTTTTAACTGCTTCTTCAAAGCTTTCTGCTTCGACAGACACGCCGAACTCTGGCAGATAAAATGACTGCTTCGGTGCGGGTGCTGCTGGCTGATTGTCTTTCTTCACGGTTAATCCCTTTCTTACGCGAAATCAGTCAATGGACAAAAGAAAATGCGACCAAGGCTGATCGCATATACTACCCGTATTATATCATGGTGCTTACATTTATCCAACCATATCGCGAGTGCGCACCGTGAATCGTATTAAAGCTTCGTTAGTAAATACGCTGCCGCCCCGCTCGCTGACTACATACTCTATTTCCGTTTGGCTGCCCAGGTCGATTATTAGCTCGTCAGATTGCTCATCTTGGAATTGCCTCAGCACAGATAAAATCGTCTCAGGTAGTAATTTATTCTTACTATCTCGCCCGCAAATCATTTTCACCAGCGCCATATGGCTGCCACTACGTTTTGCCGTGCTATTAAAATCCCTAGTTAGGTCATATGCCACGTTGATTAACACTGTCGAGTGCGTTTCGATTGAATACGAGGCATCATCAATGACACTCTGCCGCTCGTAACTAATAAAGCACATCGGCAAGCTTGATTTATCCACCACCATTGGATCGCCCAGATAGTATTTATTCCTCAAGTCTTTCGGGCCGTGCTCATTTAACAGGTTGCGCAACTTTGCTAAAATTGGGTCTTCGTATTGCATTATCTCTCTCCTTCAGCTTCTAAATAGATTTGTAATCGTTGGCGAATATACCGTGCCTGTGGCTCGGTCATGCCCCACATCTTGCGAGCTGGCATGTTTTTCGTGCCCATCTGATGATATTTGAAATACCGCGTCGGATTTTTAATAACCGCTTTATCACTATATATTTCCGCCTTAAAACCATCCTTCATCTTGCCTGTTTTATTCAGTAGCGGCCACGGATAGTTTCGCTTACGCTTCTGCCACTGTGCGCCAAAAACTGTACCACGCTTGCCACTAAAATTCTTGGAAATCTCATCCAGCATAAAATTAGCCGCCTCTTGCAATGGTATACGCAAACTACTAGCACGCTTCCATCGATTTAATAGTATCTGATTGAATTGCTTCAGTTCCTCGCCATCAACCGTGACAGAAATTGGTACTTTTTGCCCGTCCATCTACCAATCCTCGCTACTGATATGCGGTCTCTTTGAAAAAAGATCTCCATCATCCCGCACCGCAAATCCTTGAGCACTTCTTGAACAGGCTTCGCCGCAAACCGTGGCAATTAGCGTGTTCAGTTTTTCGCTTGCCAGCTCCAATTTCTTATAGCCATCCTTGCTGGTATTTTCAATGTCTTCATTAAATCCATAATCCCGCACCAATAGCATACCGGCAGCCATTAGCCGCTGAATGTAGCGTAATGTTGGATTATACTCCTCAGCCCAGGCAGCCTCACATGGAATCTTTGATATGATTTCGCTCAGTGCTTCAGTTCGCACTTTCTCGACATATTCAGGCTCTACACTAGAACTAGCAAAACGCACCGACACTTCCTGCCCAGAAACAACCGGCTTTTCCAGTGTAATCAATGCATTGGTGGTGTCTACTTCGGTTACTTTGACTAGCTTATTGTCCACCAGCACTCGCACATCTTTTACGTCAATTGTATCGTCGCCGTTGACGTCAGCCAAGATATAGTCTCCTAGCGAAATCACCGAACTGTTAACGTCGTTAAACTCCAATAACTGGCGGTGATACAATCCCGCCTCCTGTAATATATCTTTGATAGGTTGATTTATTTCGTGCTCCATATTATTTCTCCTAATCCTCAAACAAAGGCGGGCGAATCATCTCCCGCCTCAAGTCTGCCGACTAAGAACCTTTCACAGTCACGATAAACTGCATTGCCTGGTAAGCTGCGTCGTAACGACCACGCAAGCCCCAGCTAAACACATCAGTTTCGAATGCCTTGTCGCTGTTCAAGTCAGTCTTAGCAACAGGCTCACTAACCTTCACGCGCTCAGCAATCGTCAATGGGCACATACCCTCTTTAGCCGCCACCAAGAATGCTGCTTTGCCAGCAATACGTGGGTCAACGATCAGTTCAACGCGCTTGTAATTGGTGTTGCTCTGTCCATTGTCCAACTTCTCACGAAGCAAGATTTTCTCAGCTTCCTCGCGGTTTTCCTGACCAACAATCAAGTGGGTTGGAATCGGGTTGATAAAGTCGCCATCAGCATCTTTCATGCCGACCAACGCATCAAAAGCCTTACTAAATGTTGCAGCACTGAATGCGCCAGTAACCAAGTTACCGCGGTCAGCATGGAAGAATGGCTTGCCGTCGCTCAAGTTAGCGGTAAAGCCAACAGGAAGTGCAGCTACAGCCAACGCGCCGTAGTGACGACCGCTCTTAGTAGTCATAACACGAGTTTGGTTTGGAATCTGACCTAGGTCATCATCTTCAATCTTTTCGCGTTCAACATCCAGAGTTGATTCCCACTTGCGTGGTGCAATCGTGTGGACGGTGTTGTCAGCCACGCCATGCTTGCGCTCTGACTTAAATTCTCGCATACCTGGAACGCTGTTCAAAGTAACGATGTTATTTACAGCGCCTGTAACTGGCGTAACATCGTAAAGAATGCCGGCCAATGGGTCTTTATATTCTTTTTTCGTAGTCTTATATACTGTTTTAACGACAGTATCAAGATTCTGTAAAGCTTGATTCAAGTTCATCTCATCTTCCTTTCTTAGCTCAAGCGAACGCCTACAGTTTTGTTATCAATTATTTCAACAATCTGTCCGATTGCTGGTGCGGTAGCGCTAACAGTTGTCGTAACCTTGTCAGATGTGGCAACTGCAACAGCTTTACCTAAGTCAGCAGCTGCTACTGAGTCGATTGCCAACTGGAACACACCTGTTCGGTAAACGCGCACCTCATTCTTAACTAAGCTGCTAGTACCTTCCATTGCAACACCTAGAAATGGTTTTGCGCCTGCTTCTGCTGCTTTAGCGTTGCCTGCAGCGTCAACAGTAACTAATTGTCCGCGATTGATCACATTGGTGCCAAATGGAGCTGAGATCAAATCGCCGTCTTGTCGTAGAAAAGTCATTATTGATTCTCCTTCTTTACTTCTTTATAATCTTCTTCGTTCAAGCCATAGCGCTCGATGGTTTTCTTATCCTCGTCGCCAAGCTCGACTTCTTCGCCTCCACCGTTGTTATCGCTTTCAGCTCCTTTTTCGTCAGTCAAATTCAGCGCTGGACTTGACTCAATAAACTCGCTTAATAACGTATCAACAGTCTTGGTTTCGTCATCGGATAGGTGGATTTCTTGGCCAGCAACTTCGCTCAATGCCATAAATGCTTCTTTCTGAGCTGGCACCACCTTGCCATCACTCAGTAACTTATCAAACTTAGCCTCAGCAGCTTTTTTCGCTAGAGCAGCTTCTTTTTCTGCAATTGCTGCTTCGCGATCAGCCAACGCTTTTTCTCGATCGGAAAATTCATTTTCTTTTTCTTCTTTTTTCTCTTCAGCTTCTTCTGCTTCAGGTGCCTCAGCGTCAGCAATTTGCTGTTTTACAGCCTCTGCTTGATCTTCTGGTACTTCAATTTCAGCACCAGCGGCGATTGTTACAACTTTCTCTTCGCCGTCTTCCTGGAATTTAACCTGAACGTCAAATTCGCGGTCGTTCTTAACTTTTACCTTCATAGTCTCTTCCTCCTTTTCGTAATCTTGACTATCGCTAAACAATATTGCTGGCGTTTCGTCAGCAAGCGGCATAAACTGCTGCATTCCTTTTATGTAAGGATCGACAACTAGACCGATATGTTTCAAGAGCGGACCAACTCGCTGTCCCGTTCTTTTATCGAGGTAGTTGTCTTCAAAACCCATTGAAACGTCAGGAATATTGTGATTTTCGATATTTTTGGCAGTTTCTTCGTCGCGGATTTCAATAACTGCGTCAATTCCTTCATCTGTAAGCTCCATATCTACCATTTCGCCCTTGTTCAGCGCCGCTAGTTCAGCCGCGCTTTTTGGATGACCCAGTGGAACGGCTACGACGCCATATTTTCCGCTATCAAAATTTTCTTTAAGGCGCTTACCAAAAATCTTATCTAAAATCATCTTTCGTGATGAGTTGTTAGGATCAACATATTCGCCAAATCGACAAATCTGCTTTTTGAACCTCTTAAAATTACTGCTAGTGTTGTCTGCTAGCTCGACATTCACATCTCGATTGATAAATACATACATACTTTTTTCTCCTGTATGAACCGCGACCGTATGTAAGAAAAGTGTGAGTTCTACAAATATCAACCTGTAACAGTGTCAAAAATGTTTGTGTTGCAAAAGTCTAGTGGTTACTTTGGCGGGTGAAGCCCTGATCTTCAAAAGAAAATTGCGATCACATACGATCGCAATTCATTACCGACATTATAGCACAAAAACGATATTAGCAACAACTATTTATTGACTTTTTATAGCGGTCGTGGTAATATGTCAATATAAGGCAGTAGCGCCCCCTTATGTTAGGGCAAGCGGGCTGTCTTATTTTATTTTGATGAATTTATTTCCTTTGAATATCACCAAGGAATCAACCAAGTCACCGTTGATGCTACCATCGCGCCGCTTTGTAGCTAGGTGCTGTCTTGCATCACGTGCAACGGCATCGATTGAAGTGTTTCTATTCACAATATCCAAATAAATATTACGCTTGCCTTTGTCGGTGGCTCGAAATATGGTGTTTCGTACAGTGGTAGGCTTTAAGTCTATAGCAATACTTTTCAGCTCGACCTCTTTGCCATAACTCGAAAAATCATTCGAAGGTTGGCTACCTTTGTTTGGCAACCGCTTCAAGTCAAGCTTATCTTTCCATCTGTTGAAAAATTCCATCTCAGCCGGGGTCATGTATAGCGGGTCATGGCGGTCAACCTTTGCTGATGCAATTGCTGCCTTTTTGCTCACTCCGCTAGGTAAGTCAATCACTGCTTTGCTCTGAAATTGAGCAGTTTCTATTCGCTTCATTGTTTTTTCATCAATTCCAGTTATCTCTGGCAGCTTATATTCCTTATCTAACGCCGATATTCTCGTCCAGATACACCTACAGTTTATATGCTTTGGCGGTCGCTGAAACATCGTTTTACGCTCATTGGCAGATATTACTTTGCCATCTAATTCTGCGCAAATTGGACAAGTGTTTTTTTCCATCAGCGCCGACCACTGATAAACCGCGGTGTCATCATCTTCGTCAAATGAAGCGAAACTATCATCGCGCCCGTCATTCATGCCTTGAGAAATAATAGTGCCTTTTGTTCCAAGCACAGCCTGCGCCACCCACGCACCAGCCGATATTTTAATAGCTTCTAACACAGCGCTTTTTTGAGTCGTACTTTGATAAGCTGGTGTAGTTGGTTCGATTTCTTCTACATCTTCGTCAGGTTCATCAGCGAGATTGATTGGTTGCTTCAGTAACTCTCCAGTAATGATGTTATTCACATCTTCATTCTGCATACCGACAATAAAGTCTACGTATTGTTTTTCGCGTAGTTTGTATTCTTCTTTTAGTGCTGGCGCTGGCAATTTTTGCTCATCCGCCGCAGATAGTTTTCCGTAATTATAAGCTGTGCGATAATACTTTGCGATTAATGACGTGTAGCTTGTTGGCAGCGAAAATGCTTCGTCAAGTGTAATGTTATCAATAGCCTTGTTTAGCTCTTCAGTGGCTGCTGCGGCGAAACTGTCTTCCTGCTCTTTCATCCAATCCTGAATAGTATCGAACTTGACTCGTTTTTCGGCGTCTGTTAAATCTCGATCGATTGTAATATGTTCGTGTGGTTCAGGCGGGACAACTTCGTCAATCTTGTCATTTTCGTCTAGAAATTTGTCGGCGTCGCCGCCATTACCTCCGCTCTTGTCGTTGTCACTATCGTCGTTATCTGCTTTTTCGTCTTTCGGCTCTTCTTGACGACGCTTTTTAATTGCGTCTAGGTCAATTCCTAAGCGAGTCGCTGTTGATTCCTCGATTCCAGTGGCGATGTCATCTGATATTCTGTCTTTCTGAACGAGTAACTTGAACGCTTCAAACACTGCCGAAATAATAGATTCGTCAGGTGTGTCAAAATGAAATTCTGGATAGTGTCGCTCTGCAAAGTTCAAATCGATGAGATCAGCGATAAGATATTGATTAATATGGGATTCTAGCAGTCGCATAACGCCTGTAATTGCGGTCTGTAGCAAGTCTTTTTGGTTAGTGCTCAAGCTGTATGAACCTACATTGCTTGCGGAACCTTGAGTTGCTGTCAGAATAACGCTAGCGTGGAATGCTCGTGCCATCTCTGAGTTCTGTCGCTCGATTGATTGATGTGGATCGCGTCCTTCTGTATTAAGCACGTCCAGATCATAGCCATACGGTATAGACGCTACAGAGTTGTGCTTGCCTAGACGACCAAGCACCTCCAGTGCTTTATTTCGCGCTTTCTTCAATTGTTCAGACACAACACCGTCAACAGTTCGCTTCAAAACTTTTGGCTTGATAGCATCAGCCTGCAAAGCCACGCTGTCCAGATATTCGAGACGACGTTTTTTATCATATCGAGGATATAGCGACTTAAAAGCACTACGGCCATAAAGATAATTGCGATTTTTGCCGTAGGTAAAGAGAAAACATTTATAAGCTGGGATTGTTACTTCTTGAAAAGCGCCAGTTGCGTCTGTCGTTCGTTGTTTAGCTCCGCCAAATCCACCAACATCATCTCTAATTAGAGTTAATGTAGTGCTGTCGCGATGAGCGAGCCTCTTCAGCACGAGCTTGCCATCTCTTAATTCATAGACCTTTTCGAATAAAGCAAATCCTTCATAAATTGCGATTAACGACTGATCGATAAACAGGCTTATCGGTGTTTGCATACCACCCTTGTGTGGCGGCTCTAGGAGGTTTCGGCGAACAAACTCAGCTTGCGCTTCGTCTGTATCTTCTCTATCGGCGTCAATATGATATGTCGCTGCTAAAATGCTCATAGTAAAGATGTTGTATAGCGCTTCAACTGTCGTATCGCTATCGAGCATCCTTCGATAATCTTTAATGCTGATATCGTCAGTACGAGATTCTTCTCTGTCAAAGCTCTCAAAAACAATATCTCCAGCAAATCCAATTTCGCTAGTCAGGTTTTTTGGTGTTTCGTCTTTCTTGAATAGTGCCACTCTTTCGCTCCTCGAAATAAAGCAGTTACTCCACCAAAAAAGAAAAATGCGGCTAAGTAACCGCAATTTATAACTTAGATTATATCACGAAATCCGATTCTGACCAATCATCATCTTTTGATGTATACGATCCACTTTCGTCAAATCCTTCTTCACCTTGATTTAATCCGTCGACAAGCAACATTCGAATTGCATATACAATCGCGTCCACCATATCGTCGTGTGTACCTTTTGGAAATTCTATTAGCTGTTCTCTTAGCGCTTGTCCATTTTGAATATCCTTTACTAGGAATACTTTTCCAGCCTCAAAGAATCTGCTGACAGCTAATAGTCGTCGCACCTTGTCTTTGTCTGGTTTCAATCCAATGACTGGTAATCCTGCTAATAGGTCGCGGAATACTAATCCTAGCGCACCTTGCTCGATTCCGACAACTTGAGGTTGATATATTTCGTAAAGATTTTGAATAGTTTCGGATGTTATGCTTGGTGATGTTCGTTGATTTCGAATTGCTCGCACGTAAACATTGCCGTCGGCTCCTAAATCAGCAACAATCATAGCCGTCGGGTCGGCAGTCTGCCTTTCGCTCGCGGCTGGATCAACTGTCAGTACTCTAGCTTGACGAGAATACTCGTCTGGTGCTTGACTTGGTTCGCACTCTTTAATCCAATCAGGCTTGACTATCGCATCTTCTTCGCTAAATGGCTTGTGCTGATATTCCTGTGCAAAAGCAATGCTTCCGACAAACTCTTGATCGTTCGGGTTGTCGCGCATAGATTTTAGCTTTTCGAGGCTGCGGTGCTCTGGCCACAAAGCGTGTTCCGTCCCGTCTTCATCAGTGGTAATTGCGTAAAACACCCGTGTATTCCAGCTCTTAAATACATCTTGCTGTTTCATCACCTTGTTCACAAGGCTGTCGAAATGAAGAATTGTGCCGATGACAACAGCACGTCCACCTCTAGCCAGTGCTGGAATAGCTGCTTTGGTGAACCAATGATAAAGCTTCTGACGTTGCTCAGCGCTCTTGATATTTTCGTCGTTCTCAATGTCGTCGAATATCATTAGAGTCGGTCGTGTGTGTCGATGTCGAATACCACGAATTTTCATTCCCGAACCCTTAGCGGCGTACTTTATGCCGTTGCTCAAAACAAATTCGCCGTCTTGCCAGTCGTCGCCTTTCATATTCCCGAATAACCACTTAATTTTCGGATTATTCTCGAATTCATCTTTAAGCGCATTGATGAACTCAGCAGCTTGAGTGTACGTGTCGCTGATTATCACTATGAACTCTTCTTGCTCAAAACATCCCGCCCACAGCGGATATGTCATGTCCACCGTCGTCGATTTAGCATGACCACGTGGCGCGATAACGCCAACTCGCCGATTGTCCTTGTTGCTGATCAGATCTAATATCTCTTTATGGAATGGCGGCGTTTCCAGTGGAAAATATGGTCGAGCGATGAACCAACCGAACAAATGAATATTCTCTCGCCGCTTAAATATCGCTAATAGGTACTGTCGGAGCTTATTTCTATCCGTTTCCCAATATTTTTCGCATAGTCGTACAATGTCTTTCCTAGTCAGATTATTCAAAGATGGCTGCTCGGAGTTCTTCGTCATCAATATTACCCTCCTCCTTAGCTTTTTTCAGTTTTAAGTCGCGCTCATCTCGCCAACCACATACATTCTTCATAGTAAAGATAGCGAAACTTGCTGGAGCAGCACCGCTTAAAGCCACATCAACAATAAACTCGCGTTGTAAATCTTTGGCAGTTTCGTAGGCTTCCGCAAATTCTGGATGAAGGTCGCACCAGTCTCTCAAAGTGTTGCGATGTACGCCAATTTTTCGAGCGAATCCTTCAAGCCACGGCATTCTCTGAGGCATTCTTCTAGCTATAAGCTTATCTCCGTCAGCTGACGAGACGGTTTCATCTTCCGTGATTTTTGTGGGATCGATTGAAAAATAGTCAATTAGTTGTTGACAATATTCTGGCTTGTATTTCGTCGGCTGCCCTCCCTTGTTGGGAACGCGCTTTTTCACTGTTTTCTTGGTCGTCATGATATTTCTCCAAACAAAAAGCGGACCTTTCGATCCGCAATTCTATGATTATTATAGCATAACTCGCCACATGAGTTTTAGGTGCATACTTACTTACGCTCAACACTATTAATCTCAACTTCAACGCGAGGCGCTTGTCTATCTACTCCGCCGAAAATAACAGTAACTTTATTCACGACTTTACAACAATCATCGTCGATGAACTCAGCGTCAACTAGTAAATCTAATACGCTACTAGTCATATTATCGAGATCATGTCGTCGATTGTCGCTATTGTAAAACGTTAATTCTATCTCCACTTGCTTATCACGAAAGACATCTCTGTCTTTATTCGGCCTGAAGCACAAATCCATCATAGCTTGATTGTGCCATTCATTGAACTTCTCGCTGCTCGCGATAAACATTTTTCCTGTTCGAGAATTTTTTAGAAGTCGTTTGTTATTCTTTTTGCTCGGTACTTGACCTGCGATATCAAATTTGACCTTCGTCGTCATTCTTTCTCCAATGAATCTTCAAGTGCATCTAAGTCTATAGCTTTTGTCAACGTTTCTAAACGCTTACTATAATAGTGTTCTAGGCCAGCGAACACATTTATTGCAGTTTCTTTTTCTAAGCACATAGAGCGTTTTTCGCGATAGCCCACCAATATTTCCACTGTCCCGAGATACGTGTCATCTTCTTTCTCCAGGTAATTAAGAATCTTTCTAACTTCTCCTAGCCTATTATCGACACGCTCAATTTCGTGAACAAAACTCAACGTTTCATTATCCATAATTATTTATTCCTTCCAATTCCTTAAGCTTTTCAGCAACATCTTCAGCGTACTCTTTATCCCATTTATCTTGACAGCGTTTAGCTAACAGCTTAATTATTTCATCTAGCGAATAAATACATTTCGGGTTACGCTCCTCGATTGGACCATAACAACTGCAATGACCTAATTCTATGAACATAAACTTACCATTGTTATCTTTAAGGACTGCCGCACCATTTCCGCTATATATATAACCTTCATAGTTATAGATAAAATACTCATAAATTCTTTCGTCTAAATATTCTAAATCGTATTCACCTAAGGGATCTTTACCGACATTATAGATTTTCATTTAGATTTCCTTTCCGTCCTTAAAGCATTTTGAGTATCCCATCTCGCCACCAAGCGATTTACAACGGGCTTCGATGTTCCTACTACGTTCAGTGTCTTGCAACATCCAAGGAATAACCAGAGACCCCACAGCAATTACTAAAATCATCATTATGAAAGCGACTACGTTGCTCCAGTTAATTTTAGACTTCATCTTATTCATAACACGTCCTCCGCCTTGATAATTTCAATCTCTGATTTATCAACAGTGCTATCAGCGTTATAGACCTCATCGGCGTAGTACTCTATAATATCTGCAAAACCTGGTTTCGATACGACACTGTCCCTCGTGGCAGCCTTTTTGGCTTCATCCTCAGTTTTTGCCTCAACAAAAACAGTACCCTCCTGCACTACTAGAACTTTGACTTTATAAATCATTGTCATTTCCTTTCTCTCTTTGGTCAAAACCCTTCTGTAACATTTTTTGA